CTCTTTCCCTACACGACGCTCTTCCGATCTGGACTATAGAGGAGATATTCCCAAAATGAAAGTGAGGTGAGGCCATGGCAAGGCCCAGCAAGTCAACGGCGGTGTTGAGTGATGAGAAGAAATCTCACAGAACCAAGGCGGAACTTGAACAACGCGAAGCCGCGGAGCGCGCCGCACTCACAGGCCTCCCCTTGCGAGAGAGCAAAGAGGTGCGTAAAGACAAAATTGCACATAAAGAGTTTACCAGAGTGAAAGAGCTTCTTGGTATTGTCGAGAAAGATGACGCATTATTTGAATCTGTCATTAACGACTATTGCCGCCTGAAATCAGACATTGCCAGATACATTGACATGCGTAAATCGATGGAGCAAGACCTAAAAGAGCTGGTACAGGCAGATGTTGATCCAGAGACGCGATACAAACTAAAAAATGGGATTTATAAAAACATCGAGGGGTGCGACCGCCAGATACAAGCATTTCAAAAAAAACGATTTGACATCGAAAAAGAAAATGGGTTTACTATTGCCTCGGCCATGCGAAGCATCCCGAAAGCGCCGCAAACTAAAGAGAACCCATTGATGGAGCTGCTGCAAAATGGCGGGAGTTAAAACAAGTCCCGCCGTAAAATACGCAAAGTGGTGTGTGCGGGAGGACAACAAAAAAGCGCCTCGTTATGTCAAAGCGCAAGCACAGCAATGGTTAGATATCGTCTACCGAAAAGACAGGGCGGCGCGCATCGACGAGGCGGCATATGATCGCATCTGCGCACTGCTCAAACTCATGAGGCACCCAGACCTCAACTGCTCTATGTATGAGGGGCTTGAAGACTATGCCTGGCTGCTCATCGTCGCTGTGTTTTGCACCGTTACGCCAGACGGTCGCCGCTACTACGAGACGGCGCTGCTTGAGATTGCGCGCAAAAACTTTAAGACGTTTAACAGCGCCGTTATATTTATTTTGCTTATGCTCACAGAGCCGCGTTTTTCGCGGTTTTTTTCTGTCGCACCAGACCTCAAGCTTTCCAGCGAGCTAAAAATCGCGATCAGAAAAATTATCAAGTCCTCCCCTGCCCTCGCGGATGAAAGCGTGTTTAAACTGCTGCGCAGTGAGGTGCGATGCAAACTCACTGATAGCGAGTACACGCCACTGGCCTACAGTGAGGACAAGCTTGACGGGAAACTGGCCCATGCGTTTTTAGCAGACGAGGCCGGGGCCATGGACAGCTACCCGATTGAGGCCATGCGCTCGTCACAAATTACGCTGGCGTCAAAGTTGGGCGTCATCATCTCGACACAGTACCCCAACGACGACAACGGTATGCTTGACGAGATAGACAAGTCAAAAAAGACGCTGGACGGACTGCGCGACAACAGGCGGCGCTTTTCCTTGCTCTATGAGCCGGATGAAGAACTGCTGCAAAATGACCAGTGGATGAGCAATGACCTGCTCATTTATCAGGCAAACCCCGTTGCCGTAAACAACAGGCTTATTTTTGAGGCCATTAAAGACATGCGCGCGGACGCGATACTCTACGAAAACGCCCGCGAGAATTTTTTGTGCAAGCATCTCAACGTCAAGTATAAGGGGCTGGGCGTAGAGGGCTATATCGACATCAACAAAGTGAGGGCCTGCGCCCGCGCGGAAGACCTGGCCTTTTGGCAGGACAAGAAGGTCTATGTCGGGATTGACCTAGCGCAGACAGACGACAATACAGCCGTAGCCATGGCGACCATCGAGGGGGATCGGCTCTATGCCAAGGTGTGGGGATTTGTGCCGGCTGACAAGGTTGCGGTCAAAAGCAAGCGCGAGGGCGTGGATTACAACCGACTGATTCGCCGCGGGGAATGCTTTGCTTGCGGCGAGGAGGTCATTGACTACAGTGTTGTGGAGCGGCACATTGTCGGGCTCAAAGAGGCGTACGGGGTAGAGGTTATGCAAGTGGGATACGATAGGTACAACGCAATATCTAGCATCCAAAAGCTGGAATCCGAGGGCATGGAATGCGTGGAAATCAAGCAGCACTCCAGCGTGCTGCACAGCCCAACAAAGTTGCTCAAGGAGAAAATACTGAGCCGAGAATTTACATACGACCAAAACCTCATGTTGGAGATCAATTTTCAAAATGCGCGATGTGTAAAAGATACGAATCTCAACCAGTATGTCAACAAAAAAAAGTCCGCCGGCAAGGTGGACATGGTGGTGGCGTTAATCAACGCCGTATACCTGATTGAGCAAGATCAATTATTCGGCAGCTACTCGTTTGTTGCCTATGTATAGGGGGAGCCAATGGGGATTTTATCGTGGTTGAAACGAGAGGAGCGGGCTGACAACACGGTTGTGGTCACGGTTGCGGACGCGCTGCTCACCGCCCTGATGGGGGGCAAAGGGGTCACAAAGGAGACGGCGCTGCAAGTGCCGACGGTGGCGGGTGGCGTCGATCTAATCGCAAATGTTGTAGCTAGTACGCCGGTTAAACTCTATCGGGACAGGGACGGCAAGGCGGAGGAGGTCAGAGACGACCGCCGACTGCGGCTGCTCAATGACGACCCCGGAGACACCTTGAGCGCGCATGAGTTTTGGCGGGCTATTGTGCGCGACTATTATCTGGGCAAGGGTGGATATGCCTACATCAACCGCCAGGGTGGGCGCATCCAATCCCTGCACTATGTCGACGAGGCGCAGATCAGCATCGTCAAAAACACAGACCCAATTTTTAAAGATTTTGATTTTTTGGTGCAGGGTCGCCGGTACAAGCCATTTGAGTTTGTCAAAATTTTGCGTAACACCAAAGACGGCGCAACAGGAAGCCCAATCACAGACGAAAACGAAAAACTCATTGAAACGGCGTACATCTCCCTGCTGCTCGAGCTCTCTCTGGCAAAGCGTGGCGGCAACAAAAAAGGGTTTTTGATGACAGACAAAACCTTGACAGACCAGGCAATTAAGGAGCTGCGAAAAAACTTCAACCGGTTTTATAGAGATGACGGAGAGAATTTTGTCACTCTCAACAAGGGCATTACCTTTGCAGAGGCAAACAACACATCGGTTGAAATGCAGCTTAATCAAAACAAAAAGGCAAACGCGGAGGAGTTTTCAAAAATTTTCCATGTTTCGACTGACGTTTTGTCTGGGAAGGCGTCGGAGACGGACATTGCCAGTCTCGCCCGGTTGTCGGCCATCCCTCTCATGACAGCTATTCAATGCGCGCTCAACAAAGACCTGCTCTTAGAGCGCGAGAAAAGCAGCCTATACTTTGCATTTGACACCAAGGAGCTGCTCAAGGGCGACATGCAGACCAGATTCAATGCCTATAAGACGGCGCTCGATGCCAACTTCATGCAAATTGATGAGGTTCGATATTCAGAAGACCTTAAACCGCTTGGTATGACATGGGTAAAGCTGGGCCTCAACGACGTGTTATACAACCCAGAAACCAAGACTATATACACGCCAAACACCAACAAGACAAGCATGATGGGAGACGAAGCATTGCCCGAGCCTGACGAAGATGGTACAATAGACGAGGCGAAAGAAATGGTCGGCGCATGGGAGGAGCAGCGCGCCAACCCAAACCACGACCCAAAAAATGGACAATTTGCAAGTGGAAAAGGCGGCGCGAAAACCGCAAAAACGAAGTATTCGCCGTCGCAGAGGCGAAACAGTGGCGGCATTACCGTGGGGAATAAGAAATACTCAAAGTTGTGCGGCACTTTCAATACGCGGTATCCTGGACTGAAAGAGGGAGAAGTGCGTACCATCAATGACGCAAAATACAGATACCGCGTAAAGGCAGATGGATATGGCGGAATGACAATCTTGCAAAAGAAAAAGATTTGATTCGAAAAAATGGAGGAAACCGCAATGCAAAAGGAGCTTCGCGACCTGCTTACCCCATTTATCAAGGAGCACGAGCAGCTAAAAGACAGCGTGCGCCCCGAAGATGTGGAAGCACTCCTGGGGTTTGCCAAAGACTTCAACGCAGAAAAAGAATTGTTGGAATACATCAAGCAGCATCCTGAGGGGCCTTTTTGGGACTTTCATCACGCTTTGGATTTTCTTCCGTGCGGCGCTCCACCAGGTCAAGAAGACATTTTAAACGACGACGACGACGAGGAATAAAAAACGAATAGCGGCCAAGAGCCACCGCGCTTTCGCTCGGTGGTTTTTTGCCGCCTAAAAACAGGAGGAAGCTCTTTGATTGTCAACGTATGTGGGCCGCCCTGCGCAGGGAAAAGTCACTACGTCGCAACCCATATGGGGGCGCAGGATGCGGTGTTTGACTATGACCATATCCTAACAGCCATGACCGGCCGCACGCTGCACAGCGCGCAGGCTCCACACCCCATACACGAGGCCGTTATCGCCGTGCGGGAGCTAATGATCTCGCATGAGGCGCTGGTTGACACCCTGTGGGTGATATCCTGCGATCCTTTGTCCATCGACGGGGCGGTGATCCACCCCATTAATGCGACCAGAGACGAGTGCTTGACCCGGCTTGCGGTCGATGACAGTCGAGCGGACAAAATCGCCTGGAAAGCCATCATTGACAAATATTTTGCGAAACGAGGTGAAAACAACATGCAAATCGAAATCAGGGGCGACGGCGTGCGCATCTCTGGTTATGCAAACGTCGTGGAGCGGTGTAGCCGGCCTGTCATGACACCGCGCGGAAAGGTGATCGAGGAGATTTTGCCCGGCGCATTTGATCGGGCGCTGAGCCGCGCGGAAAACGTCACCATGACCAAAGACCACATCTCAGACACCGTTGTGGCAGAGACCCGCGCTGGGACGCTGCGGCTCTATGAGGACGCCATCGGCCTGCACTATGACGCCGATATCAGCGACCTTGAGACGGTGGAGGAGGCGCGATCTGGCAAAATCAAAGGGCTCTCCTTTGGGATGCGCAATATCAAAGACCAGATCGAGGAGCGGGTCGACAGCCTCCCCTTGCGCAAAATCTCAGACCTTGACCTCGACCACATTACGTTGGTCGTCCACAAGTCCCCCGCCTACTCTGCAACCTCGGTTGAGCTGCGTGCCGACCAAGAGGTAGACGTCGAGACCCGCGCCGTAAATCAAACGCCGCAGGTTGTGCAGCCAGAGCAACCGGCCTATGACAACTCGGCATACCGTCAACGCGCGGATGCGCTGAAAACCTACAAAAACAACAACGGAGGTACAAAATGAGCAAACTCAAAGCATTGATCGAGCAACGCGGAGAGCTCCAGCAAAAAATGGACAGCCTTGTAAATGCAGCAGACACCGAAAACCGCGCCATGACCGAAGAAGAAGTGGCTGCATTTGACGAGGCCGAAAACGCAATCAAGCGCATCGACGCCACAATCGACCGCGAAGAGCGCGCCCGCCACCTGGAAGACCACAGCGCCCCCGATGCAGAGGAGCAACGCGCCGACGACGAGGAGCGCGCCTTTGCCGACTTTGTTTTAGGCAAAGCATCTGAGCTGCGCACCGGCGAACAAAATGTGGACATGGGCAACAACGGCGCAATCATCCCGACCACCATTGCAAACCGCATCATCAAGGCCGTCAAAGATCGCTGCCCCATCCTTGCCGGGGCGACCATTTACAACGTAAAGGGCACGCTCAAGGTGCCGGTGTGGGGTAAGGCCAACGACACGCATGACATCACAGTGGGATATCAAAACGAGTTTACCGACATTACGGCCGATGCGGGCAAGTTTACCTCCATCGACCTTGGCGGTTTTTTGGCCGGCGCGCTCGTCTTAATCGGGCGAAGCATCGAAAACAACGGCGCGTTTTCGGTTGTTGATTTTATCGTCAACCAAATGGCAGAAGAGATTGCAATCTGGATCGAAGGTCAGCTTATCAATGGCACCGGCAGCAACGCCGCACAAGGGGCCCTCAACACCACGACGGGCGTTGCCGCGTCATCGTCTACCGCAATCACCGCCGATGAGCTCATCGAGCTGCAATCCAAGGTCAAGCAGGCGTATCAGGGCGCGGCGTGCTGGACAATGCACCCCGAAACCTTTACCACACTCAAAAAACTCAAGGACAGCAATGGGCGCTACCTGCTGCAAGACGACGTGACAGGCGAATTCCCATTTCGCTTGCTCGGCAAGCCAGTCTATTTGTCTGATAACATGCCCAAGCTGGGGGCAGGGGCCAAGGCGGTGCTCTATGGCGACTATAGCGGTTTGTCAGTCAATTTCCGCGAAAATATCTCTGTTGAGGTTTTGCGCGAGCAGTTCGCTACAAAGCACGCCATTGGCGTCATCTCGTGGTTTGAGTTCGATGCAAAAGTTACAGACCATCAAAAATTGGCAGTCCTGTCCATGCAATCTGCGTAATTTGCACGAGGGGGAGGCGGGCACACAGTCCCCTCCCCTCTCTGCCAAAAGGAGGCAGCCATGAAACTAAGCGAACTCACTGTTGTAGAGGCGGCACGACATGCCGTTGTGCTTGAGGATGACCCGGACTACTGCCTGCTGCCGCTCTACCTTGAGGCGGCCAAAGCGCATGTGCTCGACTACACCGGCCTCACGCCACAGCAGGCAGACACACACCCGGCGCTCTCTGTTGCCGCCCTTGTGCTGGTTGCCGATATGGTGCGAAACAAGGAGGCGACGGTCGAAAACAGCGCCGTCAATGCGGTGCTGGCATCATTTTTAGACGCGCATCGCGTCAACCTGATTGGAGGTGCGTCAGATGGCGAGACAGGCGCGAGCGGGTGAGCTTAAGACAAAAATTACCGTACAAGCAAACAAAAGTGAGCGAGCGGGCAACGGGTACAAGAGAGATGATTGGGTCACGGTCTGTATGCCTTATTGCAAGTGGGTCAATGCCTATGGCAACGACGTCGTGGAGGCGCGCAAGCTTGGACTTGGCGAATTTGCCACCCTGACCCTGCGCTACACCGACAAAATCACCCCCACTTGCCGGGTGCTGCGTGACAACAACGCGCAGCATCCTTTTGAGGTCATCAGCGTCAACGATGTGGGGGCACGCCGCCAGTGGCTCGAGGTCAAGGTCTCGCGAAAGGCGGCAGCCTTATGACCCTCAACGAGACCATCATCGCCGCCCTTACACCGCTCGGCCTGCCCGTTGTCCCCGACGTCTACACCGGCACGCAAAGCGACTACATCACCTTTAATTTTGACGCGCTGCCGCGGCAGTTTGTGGGCAATGTACCGGTGTTTTATTTGTGCCTTATCCAAGTGCATCTGTTTGCGTCCTTGGAGCAAGACACAGAAAATTTACGAGCTACCATTCCCCGCTTGCTGACAGGGGCGGGCTGCACATGGCCCGAGATCATCAACGCCACAGACAAGGCCGGTCAGCACTATGTTTTTGAGTGTCAGACCGTACGAAAAAATACGATGCAAAGAGAGGATAAATAAATGGCAGACAGAGCGAAAGCCGCCGCCTATCACGGCATTCAAAATGTAAAATTTGCAACAAAAACGGGGAGCACCTATGCGACGCCCTCCCCCATGCTCTACGCAAAAAGCCTGAGCTTAAACGCGCAGGTGCAGCCCGCAGAACAATATGCCGACAACCGCCTGCTCTTCCGCGTACCCAGCGATCAGGGCTACGAGGGCGAGCTTGGCACCACCGCCCCCGACGCGGCTTTTGAGATCGCCGCCGGATTTACCAAGATCGGGCAGAGCGGCGTGCTGCGCATGAAGATGGTCTCCTATGCGCGCGGCGCGCTCTACTATGAGCACGTGGAGCACGACGAAAACGGAGCCGCCTATGTGGTGAAAACATGGGCCTACAATGTGGAGATCGGCAAGGGCAGCGAGACCCACGCAACCGACGAGGCGACGGTCTCCTTTGGGGACTACAGCTATCCCCTGCACGTCTATGGCGACCCGACCATGACGCACACGGGCGACGCCGAATATATCGACGCCAACGGCCTCAAGCCCTTGACCATGCTCTATTCCGCGTGGCCGGACGACGCACAGTACGCCACCTTTGGCGACGCCGTGCCCGTGCCCAAAATGGCGGAGCCGACCGTCTGATGCTGGAACTTGAGATCGGCGGGGAACGGCTGCGGCTGAACCCCGCCGCCATTTCCGCTTTGCGCTACCGGGCGCAGTATGGGAAAAGCGTCGTCACCGACCTCATGGGCGCGGCGACGCCGGAGCAGCTTGAAGCCTGCTTGATTCGCCTGCTCCACGTCATGCAGGAGGAGGAGGCTTTAAGCCTGCTCGACATGGCAGCCCTCTGTCGGCGCGACGCACAGTTTTTGCAAAAGGCCATTGCTGCGCGCGACGCCCTGCTGGATGCGTCCAAGGCGCAAAAGCACGACGAGCCCGTCGAGGGCGCGGAGCCCTTTGACGAGTACCGCGTGTTGGCGCTCATGGCGGCGGCACGGCTCGACATGTCGCTGCTGCACGAGCTGCCCATCTTGCATCTGCTCGAAGTGGTCACGCTGTGCTTTGAGGGCAGAAGCGAGAAAAAAGCCTACCGCCCCATGAACCAAAAAGAGCTGCGCGCGCTCTATCCGAGGTGAATGTATGGCGAGAAGAAGAGGCCAAGGCTGGGCCGCGGCTACCGTTGATTTTGAAAAAGAACTTCGCCGCGCGCTCAAAGAAATTGGGGTGGATGTAGAGGCCGAACTTGACGCCATTCTGGAGGAGGCCGGAAACACCCTGGTTGCCGAGCTACGCGACAAAAGCCCCAAAGCCACCGGCGACTATGCGAGCGGCTGGATCATGGAAAAAGAGCGCAGCATATGGGGAACCCGGCGAATCATCAAAAACGAGCTGAAGCCGTCTCTTGCTCACCTCTTGGAATACGGGCACGATGGAGTAAACGGAATCCAGCACATCAAGCCATCCTTGGAAAATACGATCTATAAGATGGAGCAAAAACTAAAAGGGGGGCGTTAAATTGGCGCTGAACTCACGATACACAAGAGGCATTGAAATTGAGATTGGCGGCAACGTCACAAAGCTCAAAACCGCCCTTGACGAGGCCAACAGAGCCATTGGCGGTACCCAAAAGGAGCTAAACGTCCTCAAAAACAACCTAAAAATTGAGTGGAATCCGGCGACCTTTCAGCGCGCCCAGGAGCTTGCACAGCGCACATTGGCCGAGACGCAGGGCAAGGCCGACAGTCTGCGCAAGGCGCTGGCCGAGCTGGACAAACAGGGCGAAAAAAAAGACACAAAAGCCTACGAGGAGATTCGCCGTGAGTTGTCCTATACCGAGGTTGCGGCAAAAAAAGCCACCGCACAGTTGGATGAGCTAAGTCGTCTCAAATTTGATAAGCTCAAAAACTCTATATCCGGCGTGGCATCCAATCTCAACAGGGCAGGCAATGCAATGACGGTCGGCCTGACCGTGCCACTTGTCGCCGCCGGCACCGCGGCAACCAAGTATGCCAGCGACACCGAAGAGGCTCTCAACAAGGTCGACGTGGCCTTTGGCACATCTGCGCAGCGCGTACGAGCATGGAGCGAAAACACCCTGACACAGTATGGCCTTGCGCGCGGCACCGCCCTTGACATGGCGGCGCTTTTTGGCGACATGGCCACCTCCATGGGCTACGCCGACGACGAGGCCGCAACCATGTCTACAACGCTTGTCGGCCTTGCCGCAGACTTGGCATCTTTTAAAAATATCTCAATCGATCAGGCGTCGACCGCCTTGAAATCCATCTTTACCGGCGAGACGGAGAGCCTTAAAAATCTCGGCATCGTCATGACGCAGGTCAACCTCAAAGCCTTTGCTCTGGCGCAAGGGTATGAGACCGCGTACGAAAAAATGGGGCAGGCGCAGCAGGTCGCCGTGCGCTACCAGTATGTCTTGCAACAGACGCAAAACGCCCAGGGCGACTTTGCCCGCACCTTTGACGCCACGGCCAACCAGAGCCGCATATTCAGCGAGAGCCTTAAGGAGGCGGCAGCCACGGCCGGGCAGGAGCTGCTGCCCGTCATCACACCCATCATCGCCCGGCTCAATGAGCTCATCGTCTCCTTTGGCGATCTTGACGAGGGCACGCGCAAGTCCCTGGTGCAGTTTGGCTTATTTTTGGCGGCGCTGGGCCCCATGGCAAAGCTGACGGGGCTCGGCGCAAGCGCCGTGTCGGGACTGGTCGGCGTGCTCGGCGCGCTCAAGACGGCGCAGGCGGCCGCCGCCGGTGGACAGCTCACGCTCAACGCAGTGATGGCGGCGATGCCGGCCGGGGCGCTGGCAACGGCGATCGGCCTTGTCGTCGCCGCGCTGGGGGCCTGGGCCATTGCCGACGGCCTGATGTCGGACAAACAAGCCAGCCTCAACAGGCAGATGCGAGAGACCATCGAGAGCTGCGACGAGGCGACGCAGAGCATCAGGGACAGCGCCGCCGAGCGGCAGGGCGAGCTTGACACAATCAAGGAGCTCATCCCCCGCATCGAGGAGCTCAACAGCAAGACCAATCGCTCGGCGCAAGAGCAAGAGGAGCTCAACGCCCTGGTGAGCACGGCAAATGGGCTATACCCCGGCTTGATCGGCAACATCGACAGCGAGAGCGGGGCCTATGACCTCAACACACAGGCCATTTATCGCAACATCGAGGCGCTGCGCCTGAAGATGCAAATTGAGACAAACGAGAGCATTCTGGCCGAAAAACTCAAGGCAAAGCGAGAGCTGCAAACACAGCTCGAGCAGGCGGCGGACATCCAGCTTGGCTTGCAGGGCATGGAGGCCTTGAGCAACCGGCCGACCGACCGCTTTGAGCGGTGGGCGCTGGACGTCGCCAAGGCCAAGGAGACGACGCAGGCCTTTGGCGGCGAGGTGGCCAAGGTCAACCGGGAGATCGACGACCTGCTCAAAGAGACCGCCGACCTGCGGGGCAAGCTGCTGGAGGGGCAACCGCAACAAGAAAGCGGGCAAGCTGTCCCCGGCGAGACGATCCCAACGACCCGCGGCTCATCCGGGGGGACAACTCCCGAGCAGCAGCGCGTGGAGGCATACCGGAGGGCGCTGACCGAGCTTGATTTTCTGCGGGACATCGAGGAAATCAGTGAAGCACAGTATTACGAGGCGCTGCGTAACCTGCGCGACAAATATCTTGCCGAACAGTCAGACGAGTGGCGGGCCGCCACCGTCAAGCTGCACCAGTATGAGGCGCAGCAGAAGAAGGCCGAAGCGCAGCGTAAAAAAGAGGCCTACCAGGAGCAGCTTGACGATCTTCAATATTTCCGCAAGATGGAGCTCATCTCCGAGGAGGAGTATTATACCCGCCTTGGCCGGCTCCAAAGCGACTATCTGGAGGAGGGGAGCGCCGAGTGGCGCAACGTCAACACGCAGCTCTTCGACTGGCAAAAGCAGCAGCAGGAGCAAGCGGCAAAAAATTTAGAAAGCGTTTTGCAAGAGCGAAAGAAAAAGCTCGACGAGCTGACGCAGCAGCGCATCGCCTCGATCGAGGCCGAGCTTGCCGCCGAAGAAAAGCGTCTGAACGCGACCATCGAGGGCATCAACGAGGAGATCGCGGCGCGGCGCCGTCTGCGGCAGGAGGAGAGCGACGAGGACGCCGTTGCCCGCGCACAGAAAAAACTCGACGCGGCGAAGGCGCAGCTCTCCTTTGCCCGCGACGACTACAGCCGCGCGGAGCTGCAAAAAGAGGTGACGCGCGCGCAGCAGTCGCTCGACGAGGCGGTGCAGTCCAAGGAGGACAACGACTGGTACGCCGCAAAGCAGGCCGAGATCGACGCGCTTGAACGCCAGATTGCCCTTGCACGCGAGGCGGCGCAGCGCGACATGGACAGCGCGGGGCAGTGGGCAAAAAAAGCGCTTGCCGAGCAGGAGGCCTATCAGTATTACTACCAGCGGGAACAGGAGGCGGCGCAGGCCGCCCAGCGCACGGCGCAAGTCGCGAGCACTGCGGCAAAGGTTGCGACCGCCACATTGGGCGCGATCTCCAACGTGACCAACAACAACGCCGTCAAGATTGTCACGGGCGCGGCGGCCATGACAAGCGGCCAGGTCGCGCGACTGGTTGAAAAGTCACTGGAAAAACTATCGAAGGGGTGAGGGTATGAGGACAGCGACATGGTACGCAGACAGCGGGGACGTGGTTCAGTTTGGCGACGCGCCGCCCTATCTGCTGCGCGCCCTCGACGATTCCCTGGGTGCGAGCGCCGAGGTCGTGCGCGCGCCCCGTCAGGACGGAGTGACGACCTATTACACGGCGCTTGACAATCACACGGTCAACCTCACAGGGCACCTTGTGGCCTATGGGAGCCGCACCCTGCCGGCGCAGACCGTGCTGGATCGGCGGCGCGCGGCGCTGTGCAGCGCCTTTGCGCCCCACCGCTTTGGCACGCTGATCTATCACACGGAAGACGGCAACCGGCAAATCCGCTGCCGCCCCATCGCCGCGCCCACCTTTGGGCGGCGCGTCCAGAATACCTGCACGGTGGACATCGAATTTGTCAGCGACAGCCCCTATTGGGAGAGCGCCGAGCTGTATACCCTTTTGGTGGGCAGCGCGACGAAGCGGTGGACGTTTCCCATGGCGCTGCCCCCCAGGGGCTTCGTCTTTGGAAGCTTTCTGCCCAAGGCCGACATCCACAACCCGACGGCAGAACTCATCTATCCCACGCTTGAGGTCACAAGCACGGCGCAGCTTGTCACAGTTTCCAATGAGACGACGGGGAAAGCGGTGCGCATCTCCCGCGCCATTGCCGAGGGGCAAAAAATGGTCATCCACATGCAGGACGCATCGGCCCTGCTCTTTGAAAGAGACGACGCCGGGCAGTGGGTGGAGAGCGAAGACGTGTCGCACTGGCTGACGCTCGACAGCGATCCGTGGGGACTTGTGCCGGGCGACAACACGGTGGCGATCACAGGAGGCACCGCCCAGGACACGCCTGTGACCTACATCCAGTACCGCGTGCCGTATCTGGGGGTGTGAGGGATGGAGATTCGCATTTTTGACCCTGTGACGCAGGGGCGACCGGCCTTTGGTCGGGTTGGGCTCACACGCGCGGCGGTGTCCTGCACCCTGACGCAAAACCTCTATGCACCGGGGGATTTTGAATTCACCATCCCCTGCGGCGCGCGCTATGCAGACCAGCTTCAAATTGGGCGGCTTGTCCTGATTGACAAGAGCTTTTGGGGCATGGTCGATGGCCTGCAGTTTGAGACGAGTACGCAAGGGCAGATGATCACAGTGACGGGGCGCGATCTCAAGGGGATTGTGGCAAACCGCATCACAGTCCCACCTCAGGCGGCCGCCGTGCAGGGGGCGCAGGGGTATGACGCGCAGACTGGCGCCACCGAGACCATCATAAAACACTATGTGGACGTCAACCTGGTGACAACGCCCTTACAGCCGGCGCGCGCGGTGCCGGGGCTGACCATCGCCGCCGATCTCGGCCGCGGGCTGGCGCAGGACAGATACATCACCCGCCACGACCCGCTCGACGCGGTGCTTGAGGAGTTGTGCCGGGCGTCGGGCCTGGGATACGACATCACGCCCAATCTTGAGGCGGGTGTCTATGTCTTTGACGTGGTGCAGGGGCTTGACCGAAGCGGCGAGCAGTCTGACCGTCCGCGCATCGTCTTTGACCCGGCGCGCAGGTCGGCGGCGAGCCAGACCTATACGCACACAAGGCGCGACGCACGCAATGTCTTTTTCGCCACGCTGTCGGGCGCGGAGTTTGCAGACGAGGCGTTGACCATGACCTATCTGCGCGACGGAGAGGACGAGGCGGCGGGCCTTGACCGCCGGGAGCAGCATCTCAGCATCTCGGCCGACACGCCCACGGCGGGGCAGGAGTATGACGAGCTGCGGCGCTACGCCCTCATTGAAGCCGAGAATTATCGCCCGGCAGAGAGCTTCAGCTGTGAGATTTTGGACGGGCGGGCACAGTATGGCGTGGACTATTTTCTGGGGGATATTGTGTCGGTCAAACATGCCGATTGGGGCGTGGCGATGACGGCGCGGCTGGTGGGTATGACGACCAGCTACACCGAGCAGGGCGTTGGCCGCACGGCGATCTTTGGCACGCCGGCCCTGAACGTCTTCGGGCGCATTCGGCGGCAGATCAGACAGAAAGGAAAGTTATCGTGAAAGGATATTTTTTCAACGCACAGGCGACAGCCGACACGGTCACGCATCCGACGGGGTTTGACCGGGAGTATGATGCGCTGGACTACCAGAGCGTCATGTCGGTCTTCTATGAGGACGGCGTCTTTGTGAGGCGCGATCCCGACGCCTGCAAGGTGGTGGCAACCGGGACGACGCTCACGATCACGCCAGGGGTCGCCATGGCGCAGGGGGGCCAGTGCCACTTTGAGGACGGCGACGGTCTGACGCTGACGCAGGGAGACGGCAAGTACAGCGTCATGTGCCGCCGCAACAACGCCGCCGAGGTGCGGGCCTTTGAGCTGGTGGCGCTGCACGGCGCGGAGGAATTCCCCGCCCCGGTGCGGCAGGGGGATGTCTACGACCTGTGTCTGGCCCATGTAACGGTGACGGGCGAGGAGGTCACGGTGGAGGACACGAGGGCGGATACGGCGCTGTGCGGAGAGGCGATTTTGACCGGCACAGGGGCCGCGACCATCACGGCCTATACCACGCTGACGGCGGCGGGTTGGGAGGGCAGCGCCGCGCCCTATACACAGACAGTGCGCGTAGCGGGTATCACAGCGCACGGCGTGGCGGGACTGGCCGACGACACCACGGCAAAACAGCGGGAGACGGCGCGCCTGGCACAGCTTGACGTGCTACGCAGAGACGTTGCGGCCCAAACCGTGACCTTTGTGGCAGACGGCGTAAAGCCGACCGTTGATTTGCCCTGCGTGGTTGAGATTTACGGGTGAGGAGGGGCGTATATGGCAATTTTGGGGAGATTCCCCGCGGGGGGAACGCACATCAAAGGCGCAATAGAAAAGTATACCGTACAGGCGGGCGAGACCATATCTGCGGGAGATTTTGTACAGTATGTGCTTAGTGCAGGTGTAAACACAGAAGTGACCGCCTCTGAAGGAGTATCCTATTTCGATGCGGTGGCGATATCAGACACAAAGGTGTTGTTGCTTTACGGGGAGAGTAAAATTCTGAGCGTGATCCTTACAATCAGCGGCAAGACGATATCGGCAAGCTCTGTCGTCGCAATGAGGGGTAGTATATCAGGGTCGCTTAAAGGCCTTTGCGCAATCAAACTGCCAGATGATAAGGTACGGGTAATTTACAGTACATACGACGTGAGCAACGGAGTTACACTTAGAAGTTTTCAGGTGTCAATTGATGGACTTGCCAGAACAGCAAGCGACGACATTGTTTTGCTGAGCTACGATTCAGGTAGTATCGAGCAAAATTTGCAGGCGTTTTTGCTTGATGACGGCGGGTATTGTATGACCTCTACGCGAAAATCCGAGACTAAATCCGGGGTAAGCCTCTGCTGTACCGTTGTCGATATAACAAATGACATTGCGACGGTACGCGGCAATTTAAACCTATACGATACAGACAGCATATCGGTAGAAAATGCAAGAAGCCAACATCATTCTTGTCTAGTAGCCGGAGATACGATTTTTTCAGCGTTTCATGTGTCTAGCCCATCCAAAGATGCGGGCGTTTGGGGAGTAGTATTTAAAACAACCAAAACCGGCATATTAAATGGGGAAATTAAGAGAATACAACTTGATAACTATAGCTCGAGCAACGTGTGTGTGTGCGAATCATCCGGGCGGGTTTTGGTGTGTTATTCAAAGGGTACGGAAACTGTGAGCGATAACGAAAGCAAAGGCCACATGGCATACGTGGCTGTCAATGGAGATGATTTTAATGTCTTGTGGGCAGACAAACGGGTTGACGGATGGGTCTCGAACAGGAATGCATTTGGTATTGCAAAAATAACAAATAACAAAGCCGTGATTACCACTAGCCTACATGACTACGAAACCAACTATAGCCGTAACCCATATGCTAGGCTGATAAGTCTCGGAGAAAAAGGAATAGCAATGTCTGGCTTTATAAAAACGCCAATCACCGCATATAGCGGGGCTTCAAAACCCGTCGCACTATCCAAGTCAAAAGTTGTCATACTTGCCCCGTTTAATATTGACAATGAAAGCACAAGGATTGGGGCCGCTATACTGGACGCGGAAATCACATTGGCATTTGATAGCATTATGGGAGTTGCAAAAAATAACAGCGACAAAAATGGAAACATCAATATCTATGAGCTTTTATGAAAATTAGGGGGCACACATGTACATCATTACAGATCAAGACGGCATTATCATGCACATCTCCCCTACGCTCGACCATCAAAAAAATGGGAACCCGCTGATCTACGACGGCACACTGGCCATAGTATCGAGCATCGTCGGAACAGTGTCGGGCGACATGCCCGTACCGGCCGGGGTGGAAGCGGACAAGCACACCTATATCCATGGGCAATTTGGCGAAAACCCAAACTAACGAGAGCCACAATTACAAAAATAACCTCACTAAAAATTGGGAGGTGCCACATGAAATTTACCGTAACAGGCAGCGCCATTGCGCTGCAAGAGAGTGCGCCGCTGGTGTCGGGGTCTGTCAACCTTGTCAAAGCGTCGTTTGTCTTTGACGAGGCGTGGGAGGGCTACAGCAAGACGGCTGTGTTTTGCGCGGTGTCGGCTACGACCGAGATCGCGCGCGAGGTGGCACTGGACGACGCCGGCACATGCGTTGTGCCGTGGGAGGTGCTGCTGCCCGACAGCAGGCTCACCGTGGGCGTTTACGGCGTACGGGGCAATCAGCGCAGGCCGACGATATACTGTGCGCCGCTCTTTGTCGAGCGCGGCGCAGAGCCAACCGAGGAGACGCGCACGCCCTCGCCCACCGTGTATGAGCAGCTTCGCAGCGAGATGGGCAATTTGGAGCAGCTTGCAACGCAGGACAAGTCCAACCTTGTGGCGGCCGTCAACGAGGCCGCGCGCAGCGGAGGCGGGATGGCGGCTGACGTGTACGACCCACAGGGCATGGCCCAGGATGTCTTTGCCTATGTGGACGAGGCCGTTGCAGAGATTCCCGTGCCAGATGTGAGTGTACAGATCGGGGTACATAATACCTCTACCGATGCGCACAGCGCGCTGTTTGCGGGAAAAGCGGCGGTTAGCCACACGCATACGGCTGCCGATGTGGGAGCAACGCCAGCCGCCCATGCCAGTGACACCACAATACATATCACGGCAGCAGAGCGCACTACTTGGAACGATAAAGCGAATTCTTCTCATACGCATGATGACCGATATTATACCGAAATAGAAATTAACACTTTGTTAACGGGCAAAGCAGCGACAAACCACACACATACGGCAGCGCAGGTGGGGGCGGCTACGGAAAGTTATGTAGACAATGCAATTGCCGCTATTCCCGCGCCAGATGTGAGCGGACAGATCGAGGCGCACAACGAGGCGGCCGATGCGCACAGCACGCTGTTTGCAGGAAAAGCGGCGGCCAACCACACGCACACAGCGGACGAGGTGGGGGCCAGGCCGTCCACATGGACGCCAAGCGCACAAGACGTAGGGGCAGCCACGGAGAAATATGTAAATGACGCCATTGTATCCGCCATCGGCGCAGCGATAGGAGGGAGCTACTGATGCCCAACACACATGAGACGCTTTCGGCGCTGTTTACAGACATTGCAAATGCCATCCGAGGCAAAACAGGCGGTACTACTCCCCTTGTGGCTGACAATTTCCCGGCGGAGATCGCGGGCATTGAAACGGGCGTGGGTGGCGGCACAGCATCTCGAAAGGCTGTCAACTTTTATGACTACGACGGCACCCTACTGTATGCCTATACGCTGGATGAGGCGCAGTCTTTGACCGAGCTGCCCGCCCTGCCCAGCCACACAGGGCTTATCTGCCAGGGCTGGAATTGGAGCCTTGCGGAGATTCAGGTGCACGGCCGCGCTGTGGATGTGGGTGCCATGTACATTACGGACGACGGAAAAACGCGGCTGTATATCACCATCGCCACCACCGGGCGTATGACGGTGCCGCTCTGCTTTCGGCAGAGCGTGGCTAACGGCGTGACGGTGGATTGGGGGGATGGCTCTGAGACGCAAACATTCGCGTATACCGGCATCAAGACTACCCACACCTACGCCGCACCGGGGGACTATGTGATCACGCTCGACCCTGTAGAGGGTTGTACATTGATACTTAGCGGCACCGTAAACCAACATTGCATTATGGGGTCAATCGATATGGCGAGCCGCGCATACCCCAACATGTTGCAAAAGGTAGAGATTGGTCAAGGTGTAACGAGCATTGGTACCACTGCGTTCTACAACTGCTATTCCCTAGCCAGCATAGCAATTCCAGCCGGTGTAACGAGCATTGGAATCCAGGT